GGTATTGTTTCGGATATTGGACGGATCTTCCCACTCGGCTTTCGTATCCCAAGTAAAGTCATAATCAGTCCCGGAGAGTGCAAGCTGAAGGAAGTTGTTGGAGACTTCCACAGTGTTGACATGAGTTCCGGTTTCCCATCCGGTATCGACCGTGTTGGTGTAGTCCTGACCCTCTTTATCGAGAGACCTGTTTACCGTTTCCACGTGCTTATGTTCGATGGTTGCTGATCCGTCAACAGTGGAGAGACAGTAATCCTCACCAGCGGGAAGAGAAACCTCCTCCTGAGTGGGGGAGGAGGCAGAGGAGAGGAGATTGGTCGTGCCTTCTTCGATTAAGATACCGTTGCCATATTTCCCCGGTTCATAACGGGGGATTCCTGCGGCGACTTCGTTATACCCGGAATCATAGGCGGATGTATTCCGGGTGAAAGAAGTGTATGCGGCCTCCAATCCGGTTTTCGTAACCTCTTTCCCGTAGGCATAGGGGTAGGGACAGTTGAACGTCAGGGTGCATTGTCCCATGTGAAGGAGTTGGTCGATAGAGGTGCCGCCAGTCAGGTAAGCATAATAGGTCTTGTCCGGCTCATCCGAAAAGATCAAAGGCGCAACCTTGCCTCCTGTGTCGAGCCAAGCGGCGATTTGGCGGGTGAGGTTCCGGAAGTCTTCAAACTTTCCCCGGCGGTTCCACTGAATCCAGACGGGGATTTTGTATTGTCCGATGTTGGTTCCCCAAGAGTAGTTTCCGGGACGACCGGGGACATTTTCGGTGTCGTTGCTGACAAACTCCGGGAGAACGTCGCGACCGATGGCGCGTACCTCGATGCCGAAATCTTTGCTGGATTTTCCGTTGAAAGTGAAGTATACCTCCGCCATGATCACAACCCCCTTGCCGCATTGTAATCATCCCAAATCCGGCGCAATTCTTGGGAAACCTGTTCAGCCAACCGTCGGATGTCCTCCTCGTTACGGATTACGGCTTGTTGAATTTGCACCAAAGGACCGTTGAAAGTGGGAGGAGTTGCCGTAGCACTAGCAGTAGCCGAGACCGGTTCAGAGACGATGGAAATGGTTTGTGCCACATTCAAGGCGGCACGACGCAGATCCGGCAATTTGGTCTCCATGCCAGTGGAGAATGTCTTGATCAGATTGACAGGCCACTCATCGGCTTCCCGACCCGGACCTTTCTTTGTCGGACTGCTGAATCCAAGGAAGTCTTTGACGATACTGACTCCCTTGCTCACAACGGATCGCAATTTGCCAAACATCGACGTGATTCCGCTGATGAAGTTGTTAATCAGGTTTCGTCCCCATCTGGCGGCGGCATTAACAATCCCGTTGATGATGCTGTCAATCGTGTTGTCGATGTTTTTAAAGGTACTCTTTACAGAGTTCCAGATTTTGCTTCCGAAACTCTTGACTGCGCTGAGAATCCTATTCCAACCATTGCTGACAAAACTGAAGGCGCGGCTCCCTAGGAGTTTGAAGAGTTTCAAGATCTTGCCGAGCAGATACAAGTCGAGCAGGCTCAGGAGGACTTTCAGTGCGCCGGATAAAAACTGTTTGATTGAGTCCCACAAAGCCTCCCAATCGCCAGTAAGCAAAGCCGAGAAGATCCCAACCAAACCGAGGATCACGTCAAGCGCACCGCTGATCAAGTTCTTGATCGACTCCCAAGTGCTTTCGACGATTGGCCAGATAAATTCCATTGCCACTTTGATGATTTGCATAATCACATTGAAAGCGGCAGAGATGAAGGACATGATTTTCTGGACAGCCGCCGTGACGTTTGCTCCGTGTTGATCCCACCAAGTTTTTATCTTGTTCAGCATCTGGCCGATAAAGTTGACGACATCCGTGAGGGTCGGTTGAATGATCCCCGTCCACAACCAGGTCATGAAGTTGAGGACCGTCGTGACTACCTGTTGACCGTGCTGGCTCCACCAAGCACCTATGGTGGTCAAAACCCACTGGATGAAAGACAGGACACCAGAGATGATCGTACTGATGGTGTTCTTGATCAGGTTGTATGCATTTACGACAGAGGTCCAAATAGATTCACCATGTTGTTGCCACCATCCCTGTATCGCCAACAATGTCCGGGTGATAACACCGCGAATGAAGTAGTAAGCAGTTTGGATGGTATTCCACAGTTCGGTCCCGTGTTTTTGCCAAAGCGATGCGATGAAGTCCAGAACACCCAAAATGATCGTGCTTAGGAGGCGCAAGGCTCCAACAACTATAGTGGAAATAAAGTTCCAGATTCCTGTTACTATCGGAATCACCTGAGCCTTATGCGCGTTCCACCAAGCAATGATGGAACCGAGGTGTGCTTGGAAACGAGCAACGAGTCCATTCCACGTTTGCTCAAAAATGGCGCGGATCTGTTGCCACGTTCCGTTGACCAAATCACGGAACCAAGCAACCTTGTTGTATGCGTAAACCAGCGCGGCTCCGATAGCGAGAATGCCGTACACAAACAAAGCGGTGGGACTTAACAAGCCAGCCAAAAATTTGCCGAGCAAACCAAGGAGATAGGCATAGGCACCCAAAACGGTGATAAGCGGTCCGACAGCCGTCAGGGCCAAAGCCAGAAAAGTGACCCACCTTCGCTGTTCTTCAGACAGGCTCATGAACCAGTTGTTGATGGCTCTCAGAGCAGAGGTGAGAGGGGGGAGCAGTTCAAAAGCGAATCGGACCAGCCATTCACCCATCGGAGCCATTACGCTGAGAGCATTCTTGAACGATTGGACCAACCGATCAATAACCTTTGCACCTTCTTTTGTTTGCGAGAATGCATAGACAGCCGCAGCACCTATCGCCAAGAAAGGACCGGCCAAAGCAACGGTCAATTCCTGACCGGTCTCCAGCATGGATTCACCTTCGCGTTTAAATGCGCCGGACATTCTGCTGAAGGAGCGGGTCAGAAGATTTGTTGTCCGAAACATGGTCCTCATAGGGGAAGTGGCGGCACGGAAGGCTTTATTGATGATCCCTCCGGTTTCCTGCGCTTTTTTGTCAACCAAAGACAATCCGCGATTGATGTCTTTGGTCGTCTTTTCCATGTCGTCATTTGCTTCTTTAGTTCGGAGGATCAGTTGGATTAGAACCTCGCCGACTTTCGCCATTCCGTTTCGCCTCCTTTCCCTTTTTGACGATCTTCATGAAGTTAGCCATCGCCTCCGCCTTGGATTGTCGCCATTTGTCGCGGATTTTCGGCTTGTAATGGCGTTCAGGCGGATCGCCGACTACATCTTCCGCCTTGATGGTCTTCGATTTCTTGGCATTGGTGTTGTGGATCTTGGCAACGATCATCGCGGCGCGATAGTTGTCCCGGTACTCCCGTTGCCGGACGTGCCAGACAATGGAATCCACAATCATATTCAGGCGGGAAGTAGGCATCTCCAACACATAGTCCAGATCCCAACCGGTTTCCATGCAAACAAAGACGGCTTGGTCAATCAGTTCCTGAGCCTTTTCGTTCCAGAATTGTTTCGCGTCACGCAGCGTCCTTATCTCTTGCTGCTTCCGCCGACGGTTTGAAAGGCTTTCTGGAACCCCTTGACCAGTGTCCGAAAATTTATGTCGATATACTCGTTAAGCACCTCCGCCCAGGATTCCAGAAAGGCTTGACCGATCCATTCCTTCTTGACATCCGGCGCAATCAATTCCACCAATTCCTCCAGCTTGTCCTCCAAGAGAGTCATGATCTGATCGACCACATTGCCGTCCTTGGAAAAATCAAGCTGGCTCAACCGGTCGCCTTCCTGCATGATGCCAATGATAAACCGCGCCAGTTTCAGATTGTGATTAGTGTTCCGTGGACGAACCGTAACCTTTTCCTCCCGAAGGTTGCCGTTTTCGTCCTCCAGAACAATGGTGACTTCTTTTGACTTCGCAAGAAATTGATCAATTTTGTTCCCCATAGTTGTACCCCCTTTTCAAAAAGAAGCGGGGGACCGTTCAGTCCCCCCGAATCGGATTAAGCAACAGAAGGCCAGGTCAAGGAAGCCAGATCCCACGGAGCCTCCAGTGGACCTTCACCGGTGAAATCAAAGGCGCACTCAATCGTCGCCTCAGCTTCCGGCTCCACGCCAAGGGTGGAGATCCAAGCCTCGCCGGTGTATTTCTCATTATCCGTCGTATACAACTCCAACTGAACGGTAAGACCTTCCCAAATGGCCTTGTGAAGGTACTGCTGACCAAAGTCGTTATTGATCCAGAACCCTTCAAAGGAGCCGGACCATGTTTTCATGCCGGGAGCGTGGTTCATCCAGCCTTCCGGGTTGAAGACCGGCGTTTCCTCTATGTTCAACTCCACCTCCAATTCAAAGTTGGAGATGGAGCCAACCGTCACCACTTGCATGGGATCATTAGGGTTGGCAATTTTGACGCTCCCCTTATGACCGGAAAGAGAGACTTTATTGACCGGCATCAACTATCCCTCCCATTTAAGAAGTGGAGTATTTGACTTCCTCCACCACACGAAGAGTGAGGGGATGGAAGTAATACGAGTTTTTCTGTTGAACCTCGACGTTCATTTCCCCCGATTGCAATTCGGAGGACTTGACCGTGCCATAGAGGTCATCGTAAGCACTCAGATGGTCAATATAGTTTTGAAGCACCTCCTTCATTCGATTGAAGGAGACTTCCGCTTTTTTTCCTTTGTCAACAGGCCAGTACAGGACAATGTTGAAGGTGTATGTGATCCTGTAGGCCGGATCCATCGTGATTTTCTGTTGTTCCATGTTTGTGTAGATCACACAAACCGCAGGCGCTTTATCGAAGGCATCCACCAGATAGACCGGGATATTTGGATTCGCCTCCAAAAGCACCCTTTTGATTTCCTGTTCGACGGACTGAATGCTCATAATCTGCGGAACACCTCTCGGACGATGTTGGGGACGGCCTTCTGGGTAGCAATAGCAGATCGTCTCATGTAATGAGAACCGACTTGATGAACCCGGTGTCCGAAAAACCAGCGGTTTTTCTTTACCCAGAAGAAGATCAGCAGCTTATCTGGACGGTTTTTGCCTCGGATGGTTCCGCCTTTTTCCCGTTGACGCGCATAGATCAACGTGTTCACGCCAACTTCCCAGACTCTTTTGCCTCGGCGCAGAACCCGAATTGCGTGAGCAAGCCGACCGCTTTCTCGGGGACAAAATTTCCTTCCAAAGGCAACGGCAATATCAGCGGTTCTATCGAGAATCCGTTGAGCCAAGATTTCTTGGAATCTCGACCAGTCTGAACGAAATTCGCTTCTTCGACGTGCCATCAGACCATACCCACCCTTCGTTTGCGAAAGATGTCCAGTGCTGTTTTTGCGGAGTGAGGCGGGAAAGGCTGTTCGGCAAACTCCGATTCCCCGAAGCTTTGGGAGTATTCCTTGATTTCGCGTTTCACCCGGTAGGCGGCAATGGATTTGCATGCCTCCTTGAAAACGCTCGGAATGGAATCTTTGTCGGCTCCATAACCCGCTTTGTAGGTCACGGTGTAGTTTTTTCTGCCGGGATGGAAAACGCCTTGGAACAAGTAGATCCATCCGTCCTCATAGAAGTCGCAGTTGGAGGTGATGTCATTGCCGTTCGGATCGGTCACGGAAATCAATTCGACAACGGGATAATGCATCAGAGGCAAAAGGTCGGATCCGTCACCGTCCAGTTTTTCGGTGCAGGTCTGATGGATGATGGGATTGCCGATGTAGTCTTCGCAAAACTGGGATGCGCCGTTCACGATTTCTTCCAAGACCTTATAGTGGGGATCCTGTTGAGTGGTCTCGTCATCCCCTAGATAGGACAGAAGTTCCTCGACGGTAATCAATGCTCGTGCTGACAAAGCCATACCAGATCACCGCCTCAGATATACCTCAAGGCTTTGAGTTCAATAGCGTAGTTTTCGGCGGAAGTACCGGAATTGTTTTTCACGTCCACATCCACCCGCCATACGACGGGAAGTTCAGGCCAATCGGCAGAAGTAAAGCTGGTACCGACACTGGTGCCATCCAAGCGGACATCTTCAATGGCAATATCCGCACCATTACCGGAAGCAGCCTTATCGACGGACACAATCATGGTATTTGCCGGTGTGAAATCCCATGAAACGGTAGTCGTTGCACCAAGGTCAAGCGATCCTGTTTTTGTTTCGATGTAGGGAACCCGACGGCGCATCATTCATCACTCTCTTCTTTGTCGGCTTTTTTCCGATTCCGAATCTTGGCCTTCTTGTTGCTGCGGGATTCCACCGCGTTTTCCTTCGGCTCCTCATCAAACACCTTTACAACCTTGAAATGCCTCGGCCAGTCACGAAGCAACTGCTTCGCTTCTTTTTCGGGAAAGTCACGGACATCACCGAATTTCAGTCCCATGCCGAAACCGCCAAAATACTGGAGCCGGTATTTTTTCGCCACGGTTTCACCTCCAAAATCAATATGGAAAAGGAGGGGGTTAACCCCCCCTCCCATTAGTTGGACTTGTAGTACATCGTCAGCACCACAACGGCTTCAGGGAAAGGCACTTTCAGGTCAAGCCGTTCGGAACCAACGATGTCCATGTATTCGTCGGCGGGATGGTCTTCCGTGTTGATGGTCAATCGCCGCCGGTCCCCGATCATCACGGCATCCCGGTGAGCCAATATCGCCTGCTGAGAGGTATTGAACGAACCAGCCACAGGAGCGGCGAAGCCTTGGGACACATGGACCGGAATGCCGTAGACATGGCCGACATGACCGGTGATGAGCGTTGCTCGGCTTTCGCCGACCTGATCAACATGCTTCATGTCGTCGTGGTTGATCAGGTACTCCAGGTAAAACTCCAGACCGACAATCCACCGCAGATCAGCCGGATTCCAACCCCACTCACCAAGCAAGGCGCGTGCCTTGTTGATGTCCTTGAGTGCCATCAGCGGACCAGGATTAGTTCCACTGCCATCATCATCCGCACCCAGTGTCAGCGTCCCCACACCGGCGGTGTTCGTGATGCCGTCGAAGGCTTTCAGGAGCGGATCGCCGCCGCTGGAGTCTCCACGGATGAACAGCTTCTCCTCCGCATTCGCAAAGGCACGAGCAATCCGGCGGCGGATAATCGGAAGCACCGGAACGATGGCATCTTCGCCTTCTTCATAAGAAAGCTCCGTCCGAGAACGGATCTTCTTTGCGGAGAAGGTCACTTCAGCCGTGCCGATGTTAGACGCAGGGGTGGAAGCGTAGGAAGTATCACCTTTCTCCAGCGCATACTCCACGGTCGGATCGCCGTTGACAATCGGCAGGGTATAGTCCTTGGTCGGCATGTCGATGACCTCGAAGAGACGACGGACCGTAGCGAGTTCCTGCTTGTCCTCCAGGATTCGCCGACCCAGAGCGCTGTCCACCAATTCGGCACCGGAACCGACACCACCGGTCCATACCACTTTATGGCCATACCGAGCCATCAGCTTTTTGGAACCTTGGATGATCAACTGATAGAGTTGGAAGTTGGCTTCATCCATGTTCCCTTCCCGCAGGTTGTCAACGGGGAAGCTGATCTTGCTGGCGGTGCGGCGCTCATTGCGCATCCGGTCGGCCAGTTTGCGAGCAATTTCGTCGATCTTCTTTTCGCGCATCAGATCGCGCTTTTCTTCTTCCTCGACAATTTGTTTGGCCTTTTCTTCGGCCTTCTTGAAATCCATTTCGGCCTGTTCCTTGGCCTCGTACTCCTTCAACTTCTGCTCCATCTCGGTCAGTTTATTGCTCATTGCCTCCAACTTCTCGAAGTAGAAGTTTTTGGCTTGATCTTGGTTTTGCAGTTGCTCAGCCATGTTTCAACCCTCCTGTGTAGATGTCGATCATGTCGCGGATGAATTTCTGGCGAAGCTCATCACGGAAGTCCTCGTAACTTTTGGGAACAAAATCAGCCACCTTCTCCCACGGCGGCGTCTCACCCAACTTTTTGTAGTAACTGGCAATGCGTGATCTCACGGCAGAAACATCACTTTCGGGAATGTTGACTCCACCCCTGGCACCTTGCAGCGCAGCCGCCGCCGCAAAGATCGCGCGGGGGATGGCGCACGGCTTCCCGTCGATGATGTCAGCAAACGGAAGTTTGTAGCTCCCGAAGTCTTCAGGATTCTTGGAGTCGTACCAAAAGAAAAACTGGCGGTAGGTTCGCCAGTTCATCTTCTCCTTGTCCCCGGAACCATCTGAGCTTGCATACTTCCTAAGCCGTTTGACAGAAGCGTCCGCGTCCCACGAACGGGATCGGTCAGCCAAGGGAAGTGACGTGCTGCCGGATGCGGCTTTTTCGTCTTCAGCATCTTGAGGTTCAGGCGATTGTTCGCCTTCCTCGGCTTCAGGTTCAGTGGACTTATCGTCCACCACCACCAGGGCCGGATCACCGTCGGATTCGGCCTTCTGCGAAGAGTCCTCCAGTGATCTCGTCTCTTCCACGAGGCCGGATTTCTCTTCAGCCTCCTCCTTGGTGTCCAGCAAGGATTCCTCGCCGCTTTTCTCCGGCTTGTCAAGCTTCAATGCCTTTGTAGCCAACTCAAACAGGCTGAATTGGTTCGCGGGAACCGGAACGATGCTAATTTCGTGCAACTGCACCCTCTTGATGCGATTGCCTTCAAAATGAAACAAGCCTCCAATACTGAAGGCTTTGAGGATCCCTTCTTTGATTTTGATACGGACGCTTTCGACATCCGGCGCGTTGGAAATCATTGCGCGGACTTTGAGTCCAATGTTATCGACCGTGAATTTGATGATCTTCCCGGCGACGCTTCGGACGCGGTTGTCGTGGTCCACTAAGAGCGTCGGATTCAACATGAAGACTTTCATGTCTTCGTCGTTAAAAGCATTGGGATCAACAATCTCCCCGTCGCGATCCTCCGCGAAGGTGGAGGCATATCCCTCGATGTATAGGTGATCATCCTTGGGATCTTCCGGTTCAACGCGCTTAAATTGGAAGTCCCATTTAAACTCAACCTGTTTCGTTTTCATTTGTGGCATTTTCATCCCCCCTTGTAGAAGGAATCGGCCAGAATTTTCGCTTACAGCGGGGGTGTTCCTGATAGTTGCGGATCGCTTTTTCCACCGTCCAGACGGAACCGTCAGCCATCCGGCAGGGTTCGTCGTATTCACGTCCGTCGGTGACAAAGACGCGTTTCACCCCGAGTTCCTGCAATGCGGTCAGGCCAAAGAGGTTATAGGGAACGACAGCCGCGTCAATCAAAATCGTTTCGGCGCGTTTGTTGATGAAGTCGTCAAAGACCCCTTTCAGACCGGGATAATTCTCGCGGGGATACCCGTTGATGATCTGTCTAACGGAGTATCCGCGCCGCATTCCTTCCCGGATCACCGCCAAAACGCGCTCCCGAGAGGTTTCGTTGATGCCTTCAATCATCTGGCGGATGGCATCTTTCGCGGTACGGAAGTAAGGATTCTCGATGTCCCAAACAAGATCGCCATTCAGCAGTTCATTCATCTGCTGGTATCCGCGCATCCCGGAAACAAGGTAGAGGTAAAGAAGAATCTCTTCCAAAGCACTTTTCTCCTGCTCGTCATTCCAAGCATCAGTGGCTTCGAAGTTATACGCCTTAAAGGTCTTGCCGCGACCAAAGATCCGAGCGGATACCCGGCTGAATTGGTCTTGGAAGAATTTCTCCAGCTTGGGTAGGTGGGTTTCAACAAATTCCTCCACCCACAAATCATGCCGGTCCGCCATATCGTCGGCAGTCAGTTGCTTGCCACGATATTGGTAAACCGGCATGGATTTTTGGCGCTTTTCTTGTTCAGTTTCTTCCGCCTCAGTTTCAGATTGCTCCGGCTTGGATTCCTGCTCCGAAGGTTTGTCAGCAGCAGGAGAGGAACCGGCAGGCGATTGCATCGGCGACCCCGGCGGACGGATCAATTGATCGCCAATTCCCCCTGGAAGGGGAGGAAGGCCAGCCATCAGCCGGATGTCGTTTACTGTCGCCGCACCGGAGGCGGAAAGCACCTCGATTCTTTGGTTCAACATTTCTTGGTTCTTCGGAATCACATTATCAAATAAGAAGACAGACTTTGGACGGTAACGGGGAGCCAAGTGCTTATTGATCATGTCCTCGTAATACTTCAACTTGGGAGCAATCGTTTTGGACATGAATGTATATTCCATCTCCCAAGCCGTAGAGAGGTTGGCATTTTCGTAAACCTGAACAGCGGACGGAGGAACATTGAACATCGCCAAAGTCTTGTCTCGTCCGAATTTGTCACCGGCGACTTTCTCGATTTGCTGATGGTTGAAAGAAACCGGCTTGAAGGTGAAACCGCCTTCCAAAATGGCGGTGCGGTGGGTGTTTTTCTCACCCTCATACATCTTCCGCCATTCCCGTTTGATTCGATTAAACTCATTGTCGTCAAGGACTTTC